GTAGGTTCATCTTTCAAACAAGCTTTAAAAGGACAATTATGTCTCTTAAATTGCCGTGCATTGGCCTCAAAAGCTGCCAATTCATCCCAATGTGTGGGTTCCAGTGTGCGCGGACAAGCATGTTCCTCATTAGGTTCCAACTCAATAACATCTTGAGATTTTGGACCACTAAGAGGAAATCCCCTGCTTGTCGCAAGATTCATACTATCAATGAAACGTTTGCCATCAATGCCGGAAACAATTTGTACTTCCGTCAATGGCTTCAATTCCTTCAGATAATAATCATATTTGCTCTCGAGCATGTCTGCAATAGGCAAAATATAATCCTGTTTAGCACGCAACAATAACGTGGGAGGAACTCCACTGGAAGGATTCGCCGAATAAACCAACGATGCCCTCCATGGTACCCAAGCCTGATGACCATTTGGTCCCCTAAACTTGGGTGGGCCCCACTTATTAGGGACCTTCGTCACCTCGTGTACTGTATCAGATATAATACTCGGAGTGACTTTGCTAATGGCAGTAGCACGGCCATTGCAAGTTCCTAAGATTTCCAAATTACCCTGTTCAAGGAAATTTAATGGACTCTTAGGATGGATATGATCACCTATAATGTGATCAATTCCATAAGAGTGATGCTCCTCATTAGCATCGGCGGCTTGAGTGGAAATTCCATCAAGCGCCATACGGTCTAAAGCACTTTGTACCTCCCGTCTCAAGACGGTGGCACTAATACCATAGTCCGTATTCGTGCGTCCGCCCAAATGAAATCCGCCAATATATGGTGCATTTTCATTCACGCACAAGACACCAGTACATAAACCATCGAATGTATTTACAGGTGTCAATTTGTCATCAATCTTTTCTTGTAAATGGTATTCAGAACCATTGAAAGTACGTAGAGTACCATTCTCATCATCATATAACCCGTTATTAACAGTTTTAGGGTTTAATGTGACGTAAAACTTACTCAATATACCTTCTTTGCTTCGGTACAACATTGAAGACTGAGTCTTACCCTTAGGCAAAACGTCAGGTAAGAAATTAACCATATTCTTAATAGAACCACTATTTGGGCAATCTATCAAGGCCAGATCATGTGCACCAATGCGCTGCACAAAGTCCTGGCTAATCACAGTGTCAAACTTATGATTGACGACATCAGACTCGCGACGAATAATCTCCAACTTTAACGTGGAGGTTCCCGCGCGAGCAAACGCTCTATCTAGCACATGCATAGGCATGATCAGCCGATTTGAACAAATCAAAAATCCATCTGAACAGTAACCGGCGGTGCGTACACAACACACCGACCTGGCCACATGGTTTTCCAAATGGGTTTGATTGGTAACCTTACCCAAAGGTAATGGTTTCTCAACTCTAGCCACTTTCCACATATTCACTTCTTCATCTCTCTGGTCCAACTCCGCTACCGTAGTGGGAGTCAATGTTCCTTGATTAGAGTTAAATGAAATGTTTTGCCATACCTTATACAGTGCATAAAGAGAAGCGCAAGCCGCAACACCACCTATCAAATAGCGAGCATTATTATCACGAATCCTTCTGAAGAATTCGGGAACATCTGCATGTTCTTCGATTAAGCGATGTCTGGCGGTATCATATACAAAGAGACTTTGCATACCATAAATAAAACCCTCATAAGCAAATTGTATAAGAGCTAATATTATGGGTATTCTCAAATCTCCTGTCATATAATACCATGCTGCTGTTTTGCAGCAAAAAGACGACCAATTACGTAAATGTAACCACCGACGCCTAAATTCAAAATTTAGTTCATCCGTGATTGTATTCACGCGAGTTTCCATCATAAAACTCCATACTATGGGATTATTTTTGAAACTCTCAGGGACATAAGTCGTCCACTTCAAAAACTTACTGTTTTCGAATTTACTCACAGTTCGCAACAGCGCATCAGAATGCTTATGTGATAAAGCATAAATTTGATATGATGCCAACGTAAGTGTGTTATCCGCCTGATCGGACAACCATCCCGATATCCATTTACCACACTGTGAAGCATGTCTA